CTGCAGCAAGGGCCTGTAAAATTTTTAGATTTGCTTCTAAAAACTTGCGGGACCATTTTAGAATTTTGAAGATTCTTAACTTTATTTTGAAACGAATAATTTTGAAAATTACACATAAATTATAACTTGCTATCACACGACTTTACAACAAAAAGTGGACTTATAGCTATCAGTCCCAGCCAATATACTCGTACTACGACAAATGTACGAACGATACATATATACATCAGCATCCTCGTGCACACAAGTGCTTCACTTGTGAGTTTGAAATTTCTTAATCTAGATATGTGGAGGACGATACCACATATTTTTAAAAGGTTGAAATTAATAAATAACCTTCAGATAAAATAATCACTATAAGATTTACATCTACGTGAATTATTTATAAAATTAGTAACTAATTCATCATAATTTGGGAAAGTTGAGTCTTCAACCCATAAATCCCAATTTAAATCAGATACTAGGTCTTTGAGTAATTTAGATTTACTCTCAAATTCAGTTTTACCATAAAAGAAATATTCTCTTACTGCTGTACTGATAACAGCAATACCTTGAGCTTCTTCTGTAATTGATTTAGAAGCATTCCATACCATGAGCATTTTTTCTATAGAATCATGCTCTAATGGAGCTAACATACAACCAATATTAGAATCGTATGACCACGTTCTTTTTAAAAAAGAAGCATTAGATATATTTATAAAGGGTACACTTTTAGCTTCTTTATCAGCCATTGTATATTCTATTCCTAAATTTAAAAAAGATTCAGCAATAGAGGTGTGATTAAACCAATCACATTGAGCACTAACAGACATAATATTATCATCACCATATGTCATTAAACTCACATTTTCATTAAAACCTAAAACATTATCTTGCGGGTTTAATATGAAATAAACATATCTCATTCTTAAAGAGTTCACTATACTGTTGATAATAACAGTTAAAGGATTACCAGATGGATTAGATCCAAAAAGAGATATTAAATCGCCATTGAAATCAACCAATGCAAACGCAGTATCTTCTGCTATACCACGAATAACCTTAATATCATCAGAATTATAATTGCCTGATAATTCACAGAAATAAATGATTATATCAAAGACAAGTAAAATTTCTTTAGGACTCATTTTCTTATCAAAAGCTGCGTAATCTCCTGCTACAATTCTATTCTCACCATGTATGATAATATAATCGTACAATTCCTGCCACTCCAAGGACTGTGCAATAGTACCAACAGCAGCTTCAAAAGCTAATCTATTATTTTGCATAAATCGTGTAAATGATAATAAATATTTTCGTACGACGATACACAAATCAAATGGAGCTCCTGTAAAAACACGCGTTTTTCCGATTTTAGCTTTCTTAAATTTAACTGGTTCGTCTTTAAGATGAGCACAGAAATTCGGGTGACAACGTTTATTGGATAAATATGTTTCAATAATTATATCGACTCTATCCATTATCTCATCATCTACTTCAACAGGATCGTTCATACCATGTAATGGTGCAACATTTGTAAGGAAATATTTTTTACTTTTCTTCCATGGATTTCCTGCACTGGTATTTCTATTGATCTTATCAATATAAGCTACTTGTGCACCATTTATAGCAGTAAAATTATCTAGAACGATTAAATGTTCTTTCAAATCGTCTACATTGATATTGGAAATGACATTCAGAATGTAACTTTTACTACACTCATTTAGTATTCCAGTATCAAACTCATGTATAGGTTCTAAAAGACCTTTTGCAGCTATGTGCCATGGAACCCAAGATTTCATCTCTGGTTTACAAAACTTTATATTATAACCTTTATTTGATAGTTGATAAGACATTGGGGTATTCACAACAGTAGAGTTTCCTTTTCCTCTAAAACCAGTAAATGAACCATATATTTGCACATTACCTTGATCAATATATCTAAAAACTGATTTTTTATGTAAATCAGTAACTTTACGCTCAGAAGAGGGAGCAGAAACCAAATCAAAAGAACCAGATTCAACATTATAAGGATTCAAACTTTCATAAATATCACGAACAAATTTTCCATCAATGTTATTCGCATATACTTCCTTACCATCAGCTTCACTAGATAGGTAATGTAAACCTACTATACTATATCCATACGAACTTTGTATAATAAGTGGTGAACCACACTCACCAAATCTAGTTTCTCTATTAGCAAATCCTCTCCAAACTGAATTTTTAGCATCGATATTATGCTCTTTAAAGAGAAAACGTCTCTCACTACATAATTTAATCTTCTTTACTGCATTAAAATCATCTTTACCGTCATCATCCATAGCTACATAAGCACCATTAAATATACCATTACTCTCACCAAGTTGGAAAAATTGGATAATCTTTTTTCGAGGAGGTAATTCTCGAATAGTAACAAATGCTATATCCTTTTCAGGTATTCTATGTATATCCGATTCACTCAATACTATTTTCATATTCTGACCTAAACCAGTATTTGAATCACATATAATATCCATATGCGTGCTAGTATCTAGTTTTGGAATATTATGATTATTCGTCAAATATATATGACCACCTAAACACAACATACGACCCAAAACTTTATGCTTCTTTTCGGTAATATGAACTTTTGTTAAAATTAAATTTTTGTTTATCTTACTGCAAAACTCAGTAAATTCTATATTTTTCGATGATGAACTTTCACGAGAGAAATTTGCTGGACTCAAATCCATAGCATTATTGTACCAAACATTCTCACGACCATTTAATTCAGCAATTGGCTTCTTACCTACTTCATTAGATATTCCTCCTTGAGGAGTGAGTTTGCCTAAACTTTTATAAATAGCATACACCGCAGGTAAAGAAGCAGCAATTGCTATAAAAAATTTGGGATGTTTAAGCTTATTACTCATACGTTGTCCCATTTCTTGCCATCTTTGAGAACCAAATGTGTTACGATAAATTTCATCTCGTGCAAAATTAAACCTTTGTACATTTCGATGGAAAAATAAAATATATCGCAAATATAAAAAAAATATTTGATATTGATAAGATTTAACTATCAGTAGTAACACAGCCGAAGTTACAGAAATAGTAACAATTGTATTTGATTGAACATTAGCTTTACACAAAGTATCAGGTAAACTACAGCACATACAAAGATCAACTTGTTTCATAGATTCGATACATGATGAAACACGCTTTTGATCAGCATCAAACGTTGTAACTGCATCTTGTAACCATAATAAGAAATCTCGAATAGACAAATTTTCATGGACAATCTCTAAGGTAGCATATCTTCTACCTTGATCAATGGGCACAGGACAAACTCTTTCTATAGTAAATAACCATAAATCAGGGAAGGGTTCATCAACGTCCACCATAGATGAATTCAACATACCTCGTTCATCTTTATATTGTTCTTTCACTTTAACTGTAATACAAAATGGAAAACGACGTTGAACAACAGATGGTCGTGCAAAATAATGATAAGCATTTAAGTTCTTAACATTCGTTGTACCTATAACTAAGGAAGCACGCATTGGTGTCTTTCCTTTATCTTCAAGAGAAGCTTGATCAGGACAAAAAGCTGCATTATTTATTATTTGAATGATTTCATTTAAAGACTTAGGATCTCCTAGTTCTGGAGCTTCATTTGCCACATCATCTAGCACAATAGTATGGCATGATGATGTATATCCATCCCAGAATTTAGCTGCTGGATTCCTAGTAAAAATATGTTCCGAACCCAACGGTAAGTTTTTAAGTTTAGCAACATAAGTGTAAATGATTTGAGTAATTGTAGTTTTACCAATACCAGAATCACCATTGATCAAAATAGAAAATGGAGCTTTTCGATGTTTTCTCGCAGCTGCTCTAGTATTAATATCATCTCGTAAGAGTAACATATCATTTAATGTCATTGAAATAATATTTTTATCTGTTGATGTCAATCTAAACGAATGTTTTTTGATGTTTGACAGTTTTTCAATAACATTATCTAAATCAGCACGAAAAGCACTTTCA